TAAAAACATCATCTATGATTATTATTACATCATGCTTTGTTCTTATTTGATTTATCTTTTCCCAAAACTCAAACCCATATGGATTTACAGATTTATAATGAGGACACGTTTCAATTATTATACAACTAACGTCCGACCAGTCTATATCTTCTTTTAGATCTGGTGATGTTTTTATTACTTCAGTGTATGGCTTCATGCCGTAGTAAGCACCTTCCAATCCTATGTCACCGCAGGATAATGTAAGTAATGTTGCTCCATGGTATGCGTCATCAAAGGAAACTATCTTGTTGCGTTTGTTTCCTTTTTTATTATGATAAGCATATGAAAGTTTTATTCCTACCTCAACAGCATCACTTCCTGATAATGTGTACACAGGTCTGTAACCATTACTCATTTCGTATAACTTATCTGCTAGTTCTAAATGAGGTCCGTTAAGAGTTGGTTCAAAGGCCTTGAATGCGTTGTCGCCTGGCTCAGGTTTATAATCTTTTAGCCTTGCACATACTTTATCTATTATACCGTGATCATCGTATGCTAAAGGAAATGCTGTATAATGTAATGTAGTATCAACAACTTTAGATCCGTGTCTAACAATACCAAACTTCCAATGTTCAGTATCTACTTCTACTTCATCTTGTTGTCCTAATATTAATCCTTTGTAACGCATTATATAAATTCTCCTAGTTCAGGAAACGTTTTCCTAAAATCTGTACCCCGCCTTTCGTCAGTAACTTTTAAATATTCTATTAGAGCAGGTAGCTTGTTACTCCAATCTTCTGCCATCATATATTTTATTAAACCTTGCCAACGTTGAGCACCAAACGGGTGTTGGTTAAATTCTAAATTAAATTTTTGTCTATCAATAAATGTTTCTAATTGAGCTTTTACCCAAAGTTTTGCATCTTCTGGCAACACTCTTACATTTAGATAACTTGGCAAGTAAACTAAATGTGTTCCTATAATACCTCCGCCAAACATAGATGGATTAATTTTACTAAAGCCTTGATCCATTTTCCATTCAGCTAGTTCATCTATGTAACCTGCATTGAGTAATTGTACTGCACAGGCAATATTAATTACTGTATTATCTCTTGTATTCTCATCTAACCTTCTTAGATTCTTTTCTATGTCTGCCCACTTACTAGGATAACGTATGTAATCATTACGTTCACCATAAGCATCTATGCTAAAGTTAAAACGTACTTCCTTAAAGTGTTCCCATAACTTAAATAATTTGTCTGGTAGTTCTAGTCCATTTGAATTATATCTTAGGTTACAGTCTTTGGCATATCCTTCTTCAACCATAAACTCTAATATCTTGTAATGCTCTGGTATTAGTAAAGGTTCACCACCTGCAAAATATAACTCTTGTATATTAAATGCTTGGTGTTTCATTGAATCTATAAAAGATCCTTTCTTATACCAAGTATAATCATATTGATCGTCCCAACCTTGATCAGCAATCAAGTCTTTATCTTTGTACTTGGGATATTGTAGTTTCCATTCCTTGATCCAACTTGAACTATCATGTGGACTACACATAACGCATTTCAATTGGCATAGGTTACCTAAACGCAAATCAAAATAAGGAATGCTTACAGGTGCAGAACCATCTTCCTTTGTACTTGCAATAAGTTTATCAAAGTCTACACGTTTTTTCCATTCTTCTGTTTCCCATAGGCGTTTGCTACCCATTCCTTTTGCTTCTTCATTAAAACATTTTACGCAACTAGAAGGTATTTCTCCATTGAGCATTTGTAGTCTTGTTCTTCTCATGTGTTCACTGTTCCATACTTCTTCTATTGTATGGTCACGTAGGTTCATAGCAATACCGTCTTTCTTAACAAGTCCTGCTGTCTTAACATCTGATAAATCATCTAGTATGCCTGCACCACTGGCATTAGCAGTACAACAAACTCTAACTTCTCCGTTAGGTCGTGTTGCTAAATGTATCCACGGTAAAGGACAAAATGTTTTACTCATTTAATTGCTAATCCTACTTTCTCACCTATTTGTTTGTAATCTAATATCTTACCTGTTACTGTACAGTCTTTCATATTGTTATAATTAATTGCTTTTAATGTCATACAGTCACCTGTTGTTTGTGCAAGTACACCTACTGCACTATGACAGTCACCGTCTAAGAACTTCAATGCTGTACGTTCTGCTGATATGCAGTAAAAGGTATCCAAGTGATTTATTTGCCTTACTAGAGCTGTGTAAGGGCTCATAGTACGTGTCTGTATAGCGATAGCACCTTGTCCAACTGCTGGTAACATATGATCAAAGTCAAATGTATGTGCTATCATTTTTTCTAATCCTAATATTTCTAATCCTGCTCTTGCTAATACTATAGCATCATATTCTCCACTATGCAACTTCTTTATGCGTGTTGCAATATTTCCTCTTATATGTGTTGCTTTTAAGTGTTCATTGATTAGTTTAAGTTGTGCTATTCTTCTTGGACTTCCTGTACCTACCCTTGCGTTCGGAAAAAACTTACCTATGTAACAGTCTCTTGGATCATTACGTTTTAATACTCCTGCAAGTATTAATTCTTTAGGCATAACAGTTGGCAAGTCCTTTGTGCTGTGTACAGCAATATCAACGTTGCCATTATATAATTCATCTTCTATTTTGCTACAGAATACACCCTTGCCTCCAATATCAGCAATAACTTTATCTTCATGGATATCTCCATCTGATTTGATTGGAATAATTTCTACAGTACAATCTAGCTGTTCTAGTTTTTTAGTAACTAGTTCTGCCATGTGCATTGATAGTTCACTTCCTCTGCAACCTAGTCTTACTTTCATCTTTCTTTCCTTCCAACCAACATAAACCTTTTGTACTTAGGTAATTCTAATTCTGCTTTTTCACTTACGTTTATTTTAGACTTCCATTCAAACTCTTTAAGATCCTTGCTACAGTTTACGTGTTCGTCTAGTTCAAAGTAGTTGTTACTTTGTAAAATAATTTGTGATCCACTAGGAACGTTATCTAACCACTTTTCATATTGTTCTTGAGTTACGTGTTCGCAACTTGTATTGATTACAAAGTAAGGCTCTCTTTGATATTCATACTCACACATATCAGCAGTAACACTTTCGAACTTGCCTTCCATCTCATAACGTTTATTCATTGTACTAGCAATCTCTTTACATTTAGGATCTATGTCAATACTAGTAATGTGTTTTATACCTAGTTCACTGTTAAACATCATACAAGCTAATACACCATTCCAGCCTCCATGTATTACGCAATCTGCATTTCTTATTGACTTATGTTTTTCAAGTGCTTCAATTAGCCACAGCTTACTTTTAATCTGACCGTCCCAGAAACTTTCAAGTGTGCGTTCCTTGTCTTCGCTGTTGCGTATTGCGTCCATCCAGAACTTTATATCGTGTATATCTATTTTCATAGTTCGTTTATTACCTGATCAAATAATTGTTCGCCTAGTATGTTATACAACAATACTCCTAAGAATATAAACCATAATAACCAAAACACAAAGTAACCTAACTTTGTCCAACCTAAGCCTAATATCTTGTATACTGTTTTCATAGGCAAATACTTTTCAAATAGTGTAGTAATATCCCATACAAATCTCAACATAAAGATCCACATCAATGCTCTAAAGTATTTGTTCTTTATATCAGACACTTTAAAATTTGCCTGTGCTTCTTTTACTTTTTTATCGTGTGCTTTATATTTTTCCCAAAGTGTTTTCATTTCATTAACAATGAGCTATAGGATCATGTGTTAGTGATTCCATTTGCTCTAACCTATTTTTAGGTTCCTTTCTTCTTACTTTTTCATTATATTCTAGTGCTTCTTTTAACAAAGTTAAATCCACTCCGTTTTGTTTTGCACTATAAATTATTGCTTGTATGTCCTTAGGAAAACAATGTCCGCCAAAGCCTCTTTCTTCTGTAACTTCTGTATGACTTGCACCTATGCGTTTATCTTTTCCTATACCTTCAGCAACACTTTTATAATCTACTCCTGTAGCTTTACATAAATCATAAACTTGATTAAAGAAAGCAACTTTGTTTGCTAGAAAACTGTTGCGGAAATATTTTACAAGTATCAGTTCTTCTGCTGTACTGTAAAGATTAATTGTTACCTTGCCAAATACACTTACTAATATTGAACTCCAGAACTGTGTGTTTCCTTCTGCTAACATAAAGTATTCCGTGTTAGCTAAATCTTCTGTTGCTGTTTTATTTCTTAAGAACTCTGGACTAAATGTAATGTCATAGTCAGCAAAGTCGTCCTTAATTGCTTTCCAGCCTTCCAAACTTATTGTGCTTTTAATTAGTATAGGCACGTTTGGTACTCTGCTTATTACATCATACACAGAATTTACTAAACAAGCACCATTTTCAAGACTCGGTGTTGCTGTGCATATGATTACTGCATTTATATCTTTGCTTATATCTTTGAAACCTTTCCACGGATCGTATATTTCAACATCACACCAAGGTCTCAAATATGTTTCATGTGCTTTTCCTACTGTTCCGTATCCTGCTATTAGTATTTTCATGATCTCTCCACGAATTGTTCATTTAATTTGTCAAAACTTCCACATTGTTTTGAACATTCTTTTAGCCCTGTAGTATTCCAACATCCTGCAATCAAGTCAAAGTAGCCACTTGCAAAGATATCTTTCAAGCTAGTGTTGTTTAAGTTTGGCCATATCTTAATTTTATTCAAATAGTCTATACGATTCTCATGCGACGGTGGAAAAAATTGTTGATCTAACCAACAACAAGGAGTAACAGTTCCTAATGCACTTACATATAACATACTATCCTTTACTGCTTTACAGTTTATGGTTGGTAATGTTTCTGCTGATGCTTGTTTTACCTTGCTAGTCATCTCTTTGCTTTTCTCTGATGGGTACAAAGTATCTATTTGTTGTCCTTGTTCATTTAACACAGTAAACTTACCGTCTTTGAAACGTGTAGTGTGCTTAACTGTAAAGTGTTTCATACCTAAACGTTTAGATAGTGCTTTACATTCTTCAATTTGATGTTCGTTATGCTTGAACACCAACATATCCCAACGTGCTTCTCCTCCTGCATCTACAAAAGTCATAACATTGTGTATAATCTTCTTCCAGTCTGTGTTAATTCTATATTTTGCGTGTGTGTCTGCTAGTCCATCTATGCCAAACACAACATTTACATTTAATCTTGCAAGTTCCTTCCACCATTTGTCTGTACGTCCACTGCCGTTGGTGTGCATTTGCAATCCCATTGTAGGATTTGCTTCACGCAGGTACTGATATATCTTTAAAGTGTCTTGGGCAACGATAGGATCACCTAAGTTACCGCACATTCCTAAATGATTTAATTGTTTTATAAAGTCTACATCAAACCATTCCATAAATTTGTCAATATTAATCTCGTCTAGTCCCATAAAAGGATTTAAAGGACCTCCATTTAATCTTCTAGCACACATAGGACACTTGGCTTGGCACCTACTAGTGACTTCCAAGTGTATTGCTCTTATGTCTGTTAGCTTATACATTACTTTTGATTAAACTTTCTCATTGTTGCTTCTATTGTTTTCTCGTTGTTGATTCCTACGTTTACAACTAACCAATAACTATCTGTAAAACTGCTGTTGAACAAGTAGTGCATTTTTAAAGTATCTAAGAAATACATTCTACCTACGTCCCAATGTAGCTGTTGTCCGTCAAGTATAAAATTAAACTGTGGAGGATTAACATTACGTAAAGGCATTATTAATCTAAACGTATCAATTTGTCCTCCTGAATAATCCCAATCTCTATGTGGTGGAAAAAATCCTCCAGGACCAAACTTTAAAAAATGTGTTCTATAATAATAGCCTTCCCATGGTTCTAATAATTCTTTAATTTGATCGTTAAACACAGGAGTAGGAACATTGAAGTCTTTTTCACCCCATGTTGTACCATGCTCCTTGTTGTATTCAGACAAGCTATCTAAATCAATACCATTAAATGTACCGTCTGAACTTGTAACACTTAATCCCCAACGGTTAACATCTTTACGTGGATTGTATTTTTGCCATTCGAAGGTATCGATCCAACTTATTAGCTTTTCAGCATCAGTTGTAACTTCTAATTCTACTTGATTGCCATACTGGCTTAAATCTCTATAGTCCATGCTAATTATTTACCGTCCTTTCTTTTGGTATTTTGCTATCTGCACTACTAACACAGGTTGGAGTTATGCACGGCATTGGTGCTTTAAACAGCTCAAATCCGTCGTCTAACGTGCCTAAAGGTTCATCATGGCAACTATATGCACGTTTTACTTCTCCGCCCGGTTCTCGTATAATACAGCTTTGATACCCAGCCCAACAATTCCAATCTTTAAACTTGTTAAAGCCAAAAGCATTTAAACGTTCTGCTTGGTCAATCCAATAATCTACTCCATCATTTGTTTGTAGCCGTATTTGTTTTTCATGCTGTTGTGATTCCTGTTGTAAAATTTTCTTTTGTTCTTCGGTGTATCCCGAGACAACAAAACTAGCAGTAGGATCAGACTGAGGCTTAAGAGTAACATGAAGACCCCTGCTAATAAACCTATTACATCTATCATAATATTCCTCCCATAGTTCAGGTACCATTACCTGATTAATAGTAACACCAACATCATTATCCTGTAAGAATAATAACTTGTCACCAAATTCTTTTTCGTTGGCAAATTCCGCATGGTAACTTGCGGTAATAGTTCTTCTATCCAATGATTGCGTTGCATCAA